TTGCATAACGCGCATAGTGCTTGAAGTTTTTCGCGAAGACAAATGCTGATTTGCATAAATCGTGCATAGTCGAGCTTTTTGCGCCATATAGCTGTCACCCGGCCGCGATGCCTGCGTCCGACAGACCGCCCATGGTAACCTTGCGCCCATCGCGGAAAAGCCCGGCCACTGCCGCGCTTTTGCCCCACACCTTCCAACGAGTTACCTGACAATCCGATGAATAAAGCCGTCTCCGACCTGTCCTCCCACACTCCGATTGTGCTGGAGTACCTGACAGCTTTGGTTGAATAGGCCCGAGTTTGCAGGCTTAACCGAGCATTCTTGCCTGCTCGCATAAACGCATAGCGGGCATTAAATGGCATAGATTGGCGTACGGTTTGCCCCATTTTTGCCCCATACCCTTCGACGCTCAAACTGCCCGAATGACGGATTGGACTTGCTATCGCATCAGCCAGCGTACCAACTCATCCCAGCAGCGCAACGCGTCCTCCTAGCACTCCTTGCTTTGCCGACAGCCGTAATAGTTAGCGCTGCCGCTGCTATGCTTTAGCGTCTTCTGAAGGAGTGATACTAAAGTTATGAAAGCCTTATTTATTGGTGCTGGAGCCTCCTATGATTGTGGCATGCCGCTAGTTTGGGAACTAACGACCGAGATAAGGCGTTGGATGTCTCCTGAGAAGCTGACTACGCTAAATGAAACTTGGAAATCTCGAGGCTGCGGATGGAATGATGAGGTGATATGCAGCCTGATTGGCCTTCTAAAGAATGAACACCTTCATTACGAAAACATCATTGGCGCTATAGAAGTAGAGTGTTCTAGAGAGCGAAATGAAAAAATCAGGCAAGACTACCACTCAGCTCTCAGCTTTCTCCTTCAGTTGGTATACGGCCTACTGCTTGAGAGACAAGTCATAAATAACAATTACGCTTTGAGCGCGCTAGATGATTTCAACGGCATAAATGAGCTAGCAATAAAGAACAAGCCCTTATGGATTTTCTCATTGAACCATGACTGCATAGTTGAGATGCTGGCTTCAAAAACCAGCATACCTTTGAAATCGGGCTTCAATGAAAGCATTAGTTTGCAAATGAGCGTAGGCAGCGAGTCAACATATGAAATTGAATTCGAAAAGTTGAGCCGCGAATCCATCACTAAAAACGAGTATGATTTCTTTAAGCCTGGCGAATACGGCATCAACCTTATAAAATTGCATGGAGCACTTGATATATTCGGACAAAATGACGCCCTCGACTATTTAAAAGTAAAACCCACGAGCAACAACCCAGCATCTTACGCAAATCAACTCAGACTAATAACCCAAATAAACCAAGACATCGCCGTGCGAGACGGCGTTATATGTACAAATGAAATCGTATACGAAGACAACGAAGGCAAAATTAATTTTCTACGTAAAAGCTTACTATCTGGCGCGCACAAATTCTCAAAAAAGCTAACTCAGATAGCCCCCTCTGAGTTTCTATCCCTTTTTAAAGGAAGCCTCAACTACGCCGACGAGCTTATTTGCATAGGATACAGTTTCGGGGACAACCACATTGACGAACAAATCGCTGAATGGATGTCGTTCTTAAAGTCTCGCAAACTTTCGATTATTAATCCAGGCATCAAGTGTGTCCCCGACAGGTTTAAACACTTGGCAGGGCAGGTCCAATGTTTTTCTATCGGAGCATCCGACTACTTCTTACGACTGAATTCCAGTGAACTCACGACATCCCAGAAGGCGCTGCGAGAGTTGAGGAAAGAAGCGCGTGAAAAAATCAAGCGCGAACTGATGGGGCATCCGTGAAGCAGGGATAGGGATTCGAACCCCTTCATGCATCCTTGTAGACCGCTAAAGACCAGCAATTTCAGCAATTTCGTCTGTTGCTCATGGCGTCTGGCGGCGCATAGCGGCCCTGAGTTTGCCCTAATTTTGCCCTAAACCTCTTCAGCACTTCCGCTGCTAGGCTTGCCCTCTGAATCTCGCCGGTGCCGCTCTCTCCAGACCAGATAGCAACCGACGACGCTAGCTCGCAGGCTCAAACACGTAAAAGTCCGCCACTTGGCTAGGGTAGCGGAGCTTCTGTACGTCAATGATCCCCGAAGGGGAACTAAGCAGAGGCATCACCTAACTTTCAGGGTTTTCCAAGTCTGGAGCCTTAGCAACGTCGCCGCGTCCCCCGTGTCGTTCCACACGGCTGATTTGAGGTTCCAATAAAGAGTATGCCTACGACCTGAAGTTGCGGTGGACCAAGAATTTTTCCCTACCTTGGTCCGCAGAACAATCTCATCCCCGGCTTTTACTTCTTTTTTTGGAAACCAAAAAACGTGTCTATTTTTATCTGTGATTTTCTCACCGTCGTATGTAGTGTCGATGAGCGCGTAGTAGGACAACTCGCAATCAACACTTACCTTCAGTAGCACGTATTCCTCATCGGCCTTACCGTGGCCATGAACGCTTAGAACTGCGATATCCATTTCTCACTCCTGTTACTTGTCGTTAAGGCTCTCCAACTGCAAGCTCCAAAGATAGCACTTTGGAATCATCTGAGTGAGTTGTTTGTAGCTGCAGGTGTCACTGGGCCATCGACCTCAGCTTCCCAAGCTGATAACGAGGGTTCGATTCCCTTCACCCGCTCCACTATTTTCAAGGCCTCCAGCCTACCCCGCGTCAACAAGGTGTCTGTTAAGGTGTCTGTTTCCGGTTTTTAGTGTCCGATAACGAACAGAACCTGACACCTCTGCTACCTGCAAGCTACCCTCCACAACTGATCAAGCTTTGTCGTGTAGCTCTGACTCATCATCTCGCGCCGCATTGCCCAATCGGGATTGATCGGCACACCCGCAGACCGCAGTGTTCCCCTACCCCACCTCTCGTTGATCTTATCCAACACCGTCATCAGGTTCGTCGCCTCGGCCGCTTGCGTGGTGGCAAATAGATCCTCGGTGAATTCACCAGGTTGGCAAAGATTGACGAGCATCACTTCTGCCTTGCTGTATTTGAATCCTGGCCGGAACACGCGCTCCACAGCGTCGACGGCTGCCTTGGTGAGCAGGCGCACATCATCGCTGGGATACGGCAGCTCAATCAGAACGCCGTTTGCGTACTTGGCTTCATCCGGATTGAACATGCCAGTGCGAATGCTGACACGGATCTTCTTACACAGTGAGTTCTGGGCCCGCAGTTTTTCCGAGGCGCGCATCACGTAAGTAGCAACGGCCTCCTTGATCGGTGCCAGCTCCGTGAGGCGCCTGCCGAACATCCGGCTGCAGCAGATCTCCTGTTTGGGCGGATCCGGTTCATCCAACTCAAGACATGCAGTGCCAGCCAGCTCCCTGGCCGTCTTCTCGATCACCACGCTGAAGTTTTTCCGTAGCGTCCAGGCATCTGCCTTGGCCAGATCCATCGCAGTCTTGATGCCCATGCCATCCAGGTGCAACTTCATGCGCCGCCCTACTCCCCAGACCTCGGCCACGTCCGTGTTGCGTAACACCCAGTCGCGCTTGATCGGGTCGCAGATGTTCACGACGCCACCGGTTTGCGCCTGCAGGCGTTTGGCGGTGTGGTTGGCCAACTTGGCCAGGGTCTTGGTGTGCGCGATGCCGACTCCGACTGGGATGCCCGTGCATCGCAGCACCTGGCTGCGGATCCTACGGCCGAGGCCGTCCAAGTCGTGGATACCGGTGAGGTCGACGAAGGCTTCGTCGATGCTATAGACCTCGACGGCCGGCACCATCGATTCAATCAGGGTCATGACACGTTCGCTCATGTCGCCGTACAGCGCATAGTTCGAGGAGAACGGCACGATGCGGTGCTGCTTGAGTTTGTGTTTGATCTGGAAGTACGGCTCGCCCATTTTTACGTAGGGCTTGGCGTCGTAGCTGCGGGCGATGACGCAGCCGTCGTTGTTCGACAGCACCACGATGGGCACTTTGGCGAGGTCTGGTCGGAACACGCGTTCGCAGCTGGCGTAGAAGCTGTTGCAATCGATCAAGCCGAATACCGGCAGCGGCTTAGACATGGCTGCGCACGCTGTTGGTGATCACACCCCGATCGCCAGCTCGTCACCTTCAAGGACGTACCGTGGCGGATACTTGGGGTTTTCCGACATCAGGATAACTTCCCTGCCGCGAAGGCACAGGCGCTTGCAGACGGGTTCATTGTTCAAGAGCGCAATGACGATGTGGCCGTGGGCAGGCTCGATTGATCGATCGACAATGGCCAGGTCTCCCTCATATATTCCCGCGCCCTGCATGCTTTCACCGGTGAGCGACACCAGATAGACATGTGGGGCACGAATGTTCAGCACTTCATCCAACGAGATCTGCGCTTCAATGTGATCCGCTGCCGGCGACGGAAACCCGGCCGGGACGCGGAAGAGACACAGCGGCACCGTCAAGCCGCCCTCACTGATGGGACCTAGAATTGAATAACTCATGACGCACGACTTCCAATACTGTACGAATATACAGTTAACTTTCTGAAAGCCTTGCGGTCAATTTTTCGTAGGAAATATCAGATAGGCGGGCAGGCAATGTGCGGACGACTCTCGCAGTACAGCGGCATTCACGACTTCGTTGCCGCCTTGAGCATGCCCAATGCTCTGGTCAGTACCGTTGGAGATCAGCCGCTCCAGCAGTACAACGTCGCGCCTTCAACGCAGGTTGCCTTACCCCACTTAGAAGGTGACATTCTGCACGCCGACCTAGTGTGCTGGGGATGGCGGCCGCATTGGGCAAAAGATCGTGCGGCTCCCATCAATGCTCGAGTAGAGAAGGTCGCGCACGGGCCGTTCTTTCGTGCCATATGGCCATATCGAGCTATTGTCGCGATCAACAACTGGTTCGAATGGGTGGATGAGGGCGGACCTAAAAAACAGCCCTATTTGATTCGCCGTCAGGACCATGCACCAATCCTGTGTGCCGCGATTGGTCAATACCCAACCGCCGGGCAAGAACACAGCGAGAATGACGGTTTCGTGATCATCACCGCTGACAGTGCCAGCGGGATGGTGGTATCCATGACCGGCGTCCGGTAGTGCTCCCATCTGAGCTAGCACGTGAATGGCTGGACCCAATTACGTCGAAGGAGCGCGCCGAACAAGTGGTGCTGCACCAGGGTGAAAAGGCCGAGGTGTTTGAGTGGTTCAAAGTTGACCAAGCTATAGGCAATGTTCGCAACCAAGGACCTGAACTTATTGATAAAATATCACAATCAAAATAACAGGTCGCTTCTACCGACTGGCCATTTAACAACATTTACCATTCACCCCTGATAGACCACTCCGCTCCAATAAGTTAAAACAGATCACCATATTTATCTTTTAGGTGTTTCCCAAAAACCCGAGAGCCAATCAATGTGAAATGACCATAATCAAAATAAAGGTATTCACCACCTTCAGTAAGCACGTCACACTTATGATTAGATCCACACTGCACATCAAGCGCGCTTATATACTTAACACCTTCAAATTTCCCCTTCTCAAAATAAGCTTTAAGCTCCTCATCATACTTAAACTTCTTGGGCTCCATAAACTGCCTTGAGTACTCATTAATACTCGCCGCAGTTACATATCGTTCATGCTGCGCCCTTTGTGAAATTTTTGGAACGGCCTCCAAAAAAACCATCTTTGGCCCAACCACATAAATAGGGGCAGAATTGATAGCCCTCACTTTACCGATCATATCCGAGAGACCACTAAAATTCTTACCTTCCCAGTTATCATGCAAATAGATTACATCCGCTTTTTTTAACTCTGGACTCTCAAGAACTTTCTTCAGCGAAGCTTTACACTCTTCCACCTTATCCGGCAAACCGAAATCATGTGAAAAGTTAAAACAAAAATGCGGCGTAGCGATAAGCTTTACTTGCCCATCAAACTGATTCTCAGTAAGGGCGTACGAAAAATCATAGGCATGCGAATTCCCGACAATTAATACTTTCCTTTTATTTTTTGAATCATCAAACTTTGCAACCATGGATGTATTTTCAATACCGCTCCAATATCTTCCCAGCTCGGCAGCCAGTTGATCTTGAGTCAACATTGCAAACGGAAATCTCGTAGGCATTCCATCTTTCAGGTACACCACCATTGGCAACGAGACAACAAACAAACCCGCAAAAACAGTGATGGTCGCAATATTTTTCCCCATCGGCTTATTATTATGTCGAAATTTCTGTTCCACAAATCGCCAACTCAAATAGCCTAAAAAAACAGAGGCAATCACCAAACCTGCAGCAAGCTCCAATGTTATTTCGACTCTCGAATAGTGAAGAAAACTGATCAGCGGCCAGTGCCAAAGATAAAGGGAATACGAGATGAGTCCGACGAAAACAAATGGTCGACTTTCCAAAATAAAGGAAACTACGCTCTTTCCCATTACCCTAGATGTGATTATCAGCCCTGCACCAATACATGGAATCAATGCGTTGACACCAGGAAAATCAGATACCTTATCCAGTACAAATGCCGGAACCAGCACCATCAAAATTCCCGCAATCGAAAGTAGATTAGCGAAAACACTTGCATGATCAACTGGCTTACGCTTAGCGAGCCAAAAGGCTAACAAAGCACCAATAATCAGCTCGCCTGCACGCGACGGCAACAGAAAGTAAGCGCTCGACCATTCATTCTTTACACCAATTTCTGCCAGTATAAAAGAAGCAACAAGAAGAACTGTTGCCACCGCAATACGAGCACTAGTCGACTTCAACTTGAACATCAACAAAAGCGCGAGAGGCCAAACAAAGTAAAACTGCTCCTCTACTGAAAGCGACCAAATGTGCAACAGGGGCATTTCTTCCGAACTCGAAGAAAAATAGCCGCCAGACGTTTTCCAGAAAAAAATGTTTGATACAAAAGCTATCGCGCTCAATGTACTTTGCGACAGGGCACTGTAATCACTAGGAAGAAATAAATGATACCCCGCAATCATCACAACCAAGAGTACAACATAGAGTGCCGGAAGAATTCGTCGAGCACGACGAAGGTAAAACTGGGTGAACGAGAATGTGCCTTTTGACATCTGTCCAAGTATGATTCCAGTGATCAAATAGCCTGAAATCACAAAGAAAACATCAACACCAATAAAGCCGCCCGAGAAGGCACTGAAGCCAACATGGTTAAGAACCACAAGCAGTACAGCAATCGCTCTTAGGCCATCGATATCTGCGCGATAGCTCAAATCTTTGTTATGCATGCACCCTCTTCTTCCCTGCCGGGGATAAAATTTTGGGGCACATTGTACAAACATATGTACTGCTTTCGATATAATTTCGATACGGCTGGCTACATCCATTCTGCTAATCCGCTTCACACTTTGGCGTTCAGAACAATCCGCCCAACGCTGCGGGCTCCCAGTTCATGATCACCAGCTCGCCACTGACTTCGGCCTTCCCCTGCCGCTGGTTGGTCGTGGTGTAGCGAATGTCCAAGGTTTCGAAGTGGAAGCCTTCGAATATGCGGCGGATGTCTGGATGGTCGTTGATGCTGACCATCACCTTGCCTTTGCAGCGGCGCATGAAGTCGGCCATCCGCTCGTAGTTCTCGAACGGAAAGTCCACGCCATAGCCGGCAGTCTGCCAGTAAGGCGGATCCATGTAGTGGAAGGTGTGGGCACGGTCGTAGCGTTCAGCGCATTCAAGCCAGGGAAGGTTTTCGACGTAGGTGCCAGACAGACGCTGCCAAGCGGCCGAGAGGTTTTCCTCGATGCGCAGCAGGTTGATGGCTGGTGCGGTGGTCGCCGTGCCGAATGTCTGACCCGAGACCTTGCCGGCGAAGGCATGGTGCTGCAGGTAAAAGAATCGGGCGGCACGCTGGATGTCGGTGAGGGTTTCAGGGCGGGTCATTTTCTGCCATTCGAACACCTGCCGCGAACTGAGCGCCCATTTGAACTGGCGCACGAATTCTTCGAGGTGGTTCTGCACGACGCGATAAAGCGTGACCAGGTCGCCGTTGATGTCGTTGAGGACCTCCACGGGCGACGGCTGGGACTTCATGAAGTACAGCGCGGCACCGCCGGCAAAGACTTCGACGTAGCATTCGTGCGGCGGAAAAAGCGGAAGGAGGCGGTCGGCCAGGCGGCGTTTGCCGCCCATCCAAGGAATGATGGGTGTAGACATAAAAAGCAAGACCTTTACTGTATGAATAAACAGGTGCTAGGCTCGCCGCGCTTTGTGCACGGAGCAAGAGCCTTGGCTGGACTTGCAGGGACAATCTGCAGGGACGGCGGTCGATCCGGATGTTGACGCATCCGGACCGGCCGCTCTTTTTCACTTCGGTGTTGAGACTTCTTGGGCGTACGCCTGACAGGCCGCGAGGGCAATCAGCCCCCGGTCGCCGTCGTCGGTGACGCCGATAATTCGTTGAGCATGCGCTGGGTCAAGTTCGGCTCTTGTGGGGCCATGAACCACGCCGCCGGTGGTGGCGGAGGTTGGCAGCGATCCGCTGCCGGCACCGGTGGTGGCATCAAGGAGGACTGACAGGCGCAGATCAGCAGTGGCAAGGCGGTCGCGCAGGCGACCTTGATCACGTTGGACATCGCTCAAGGCTCGGTAATGGGTCTGTTCACTGGCTGCCAGGCGCTGCTCGAGCGCGAGGCGTTTGTCTTGTTCGGCGCGCTGCTGCGCGGCTGAGACCAGGGCCAGTTGATTAAGGGTTTCGGTGTGGAGGCGAGCCTGCTCGGCGAGCTGTTTGCCGTAGCGCCAATCCTGCAATTGCCAGGCGATGGCCGCGGATCCACCGGCCAGCGTGGCCAGCAGCACCGTGCTGACCAGCAGCCGATACGGTACCGGGATCAGTTCGCCGAGACGCATAACACCGCCCTCGCCCGCCCCCACAACTGCAGGCGCTCCTGTAGGCCGTTCAGACCGCCGTTGATCTTGCGGGTGATTGCCTCGAACTCGCCCTGATCCGACAGGGCATTCAGCCCGCGAACCCACCAGAACCACGCGGCCGACTCAGCGGCCCACTGCGGTAACTCCAGCAGTTCTGGGGTGCGTAGCAAGCGCTCATCGCCGAACAGCGCCAAGCTGCAGCGCAGGTAGTTGTTGTGGCCGGTGATCTGAATCAGTCCCCGGCCACGGTAGCGCTGGCCATCGCCGTCGGCCTCGGGCGTGTTGCCCAGCCGTGCGGCCAGAGTGCCGGTGTCATACTTGCTCAGGTACTGGTCGCCGCCCAGCTCGCGCACGTAATTCAGCTCGCCGGACTCGTGCCCGACCTGGGCGAGAAACGCGGCTTGGCGTTGCGGCGTGTTGATCTGCCGGTGGGCCATGGCGGCATTGAGCGCAGAAACAAAAACGCCCGCTTGGCGGCGGGCGTTGGGCATGATGCGTTGCAGCTGTTGTTCCGTCAGTGACATGGGGTTCTCCTGGGTTACGGGAATGCAGCATTACTGCTTGATCTGAACAACCTTCAGATCCTTCGCCGGCTTTTTCTTCTTGCCTTTGGCTTTAGCCTTGCCTTTCTTGCCGCCGTTGCACTCGACCGTAGTGCTCCAACCGGCCTGGGTGAACACCTGCTCCACCGAGTCGACCAGGTACTCGCCATCGAGCCCGATCTTGAAGCCCTGGGCGTTGATCGATCGTTCGGCAAACAAATCAGTGCGCCCTGCCATCTCCAGCCGGACGCCGGCCGTGGAGCGGTTGAACGCGGTGAGACGCGCCTGTGCTGCCGCTTCGGCGGCGGATTTGTTCGGGTAGATGTGGCGGTCGGTATGCACCGGCGGTAAACCGTCCGGCGATTCGTCGTTGTCCAAGGTGACCACGGCGAGCTTGCCGGTCTTCTTGTCCTGGTGTTTGGCCGACACCGCCTTGTGGGTGTTGCGGTCACCGAGCCGGAACTGGAAGCGGCTGACGTCCCGCCGCTGAATCGTCACCACGCCAAATGCCTTACCCGACGCGCTCTGCCCGGCTTGCCGTGGCATCACCAGCAGCTTGCCGTCAGCGACCTTGGCCGTGCAGTCGTACTGCTTGGCCAGACGGGTAATGAAGTTGAAGTCCGACTCGTTGAGCTGATCGGCGCGCGGCACCTTGGTCTGCACCGGGCAGACCGCCTGCCAGCCGTTGCGAGCGGCGACGTCGGCGACGATCCGTGACAGCGGCACGTTTTCCCAACTGCCGCTGCGAGTGGTCTTGCCGCTGCCGCGCATGTCGCTGGCCTTGCCGGTGATCACCAACGTGTCCGGTGGGCCGGACAGCTCGATCTCATCGACGACGTAACGGCCGATGCGGGTCAGTTTGGTTTCTGCATAGCCGAGGAAAATCTCGATGCTGGCCCCGCGTGGAGGCAGCACCACTGCACCGTCGCGGTCGTCAATGCGCAACTCGAACTCGTCAGACTCCATGCCGGGCTTGTCGGTGGTCTTCAACTGCAACAGACGGTCATTGATCCGCTGGGTGATATCGGCACCGTCGGCGACGATGCGAAAGGTCGGGGTCATTATTTGTTCCAAAAAAAAGCCCGCACAGGGCGGGCTTTGAAGGGGATGAAACTAAAGGAGCGATGGATGTCACGCTAGGAACTGTAGTTCATCAATTCCACAGCGCTATACCCTCCTCCGTCGGCTGAGGCAGATCTGGTAACTCGATCACAATACCGGCACGATAAGGTTGCGGCTCATCGGCCAGGCCCTGATTGGCATCCAGCACCGCCTCGACCGTCCCGTTTAGATGCCCATAAGCGTGGTAACACAGGGTATCGAGCAGATCTCCGTCAGACGTTCTGCAGGTCATCGCCATAACGCACAAACTCCAAAGTGAACGCCTGTTTGCGCGGGATCCCGCCCTGCAGCAGCGCGCTTTGTTCTTCGTCGACATTCTTCAAGCACCAGGTGCCAAGCACGTCGCCATAGCCGGTGGTCAGCGTCAGCGGCAGCTGCTGAGCGCCGAGGCTGCGCAGCGTATCCAGTTGCTTGATGCCACCCTTGAAGCCCGGAAAGATCGCGCCCTTGAGGGTGATCTTGTCCTCACCGATGCCCACGGCCTGCTGCGCCGGCCGCCGGGTCAGGCGTTCCTGCGAGGCCCAGCGGTATTCCGTGGAGCGTCGCAGTTCGTCGAACGCGGCAGTGTCCAGGTTGAAGTAATACGGGACCGCTTTGGGATCCAGCGGCTGCACGATCAGCAGGTGCGGAAACGGCTTCACCGCTTCCGGCACGGGCGTCGCATCACCGGCCAGTGACTCGGTCGGCAGGATGTTGCCCAGCGACGGACTGACCTTGCCGGCGATCTTGTTGATCGCGGTCGACGCCCGGGCGGCCTGTTCCTTCAGTTGTCCCATGCGCTCATCGATCTGCGACACGGCTCGCGTAGCTTTGTTGTAAGTGGCTACCACCTGGCCGACCTTGGCCTGGGCGGCATTCACCCCGCGCATCACGCGCTGCAGCTTTTCCCCGATTGCCGGACCGACAAATGGAATGCCCTCCAGCTCCGAGGCCGCACCACTGATCTCGCTGATGGCGCCGTTGACCGGTCCCATCATGCCGTCAAGGCTGCGCCGGCCGGTCTCCCCTGCCGCTGCCAGTTGCTTGAGCCCTGACTGCAGTTGTTCCATGTAGGCCATCAGTCCTCCTTACACATCCGGTTGGTCGTACAGTTGGCGGTTCTGCAGCTGCTGCGTGGCCTGCTGCATTTGCTGCGCGATGAAGGGTTGCAGCTCCCGCGCCATCTGCGCCGGATCCTTGGCATCGCCCTGCACGGTGATGTGCAGCGGCGCCGAGATCTCGACCCGCTGCTCGACCTTAGGCGCTTCAGACTTGGTGGCCGGAACCGGTGCGGCCAGCAGTGCCGGAGGCACCGGCGTTGTGGCGGGCGCGGCCAACGACCGGGCCACATCGCCCATTGCAGCAGGTGCCAACGGACCAGAAGCCGGTTTGGGTTCGAATGACTTGGCAATGTCGCCCATCACCGGTGGCAGGTTTTTTCCGGCGCTGGCCATCATCAATGGCCCGGCATCCGGCACGCGCTTCAGCGATTCGTCGGTGCCAAACAGTTTTTTACCCAGAATTCCGCCGGCCAGATCTCCCCCCATATAACCGATATAACCGCCAATCGCGCCGCCGACGATGTTGCCAATGATCGGCACCGCCGTGCCGATGGCGGCACCGGCGGCCGCACCGGCCAAGGTGCCGGCCAGGCTGCCGGCGGCTCGTCCGTAGCCTTCGGCCTTTTCGTCCTGAGTCTCGGCATTCTGGTAGGTGTCGTAGGCTTTGAAGCCGGCGTCGACGGCCGCGAAGATCACCGGACCTTTCATGCCCTCGGTGATTTGGCCACCACGACCTCTACCTTCCCGGCCACGTCTCTTATCGCCCTTGCTCTTCTTGCCATCGCCGCCATCCAGGTCGCCGGCATCCAGTCCGCCCCCTGCACCTGGCATATTGGTAACGATCACCTTTTGCGGGATGTTCGGGTTGCCCATCAAGGTGCCACGCCCGAGGTTCATCAGGCCCTTGCCGACCTTGAATGCACTGACCGCGCCCTTCAGCGCGACCAGTCCAGCCACGGCCGTACCGATGCCGAGCGTGACTCGTGGAAACTCGTCGGCAAAAACCGACAGCTTGCGGCTGACATTGTTGATGCCATCAGCCACGGCATCGGTGACCGGCCGAATCGCATCGCCGATGCTGCGCATGGCATCGTCCATGGACTGGGCCATCTCGGACCACTTTTGCGCAGACGTCTGCCGGCGTTCAGCGAGGTTCTTGTCGAGGATCCCGGTGGCACCGGCCGAGTCCTTTTTCAGCTGGTTGTACAGATCCTTGTTCTGCATATACGCCGTCAGGGCTGCTTTCACCTGCATGTCAGCGAACAGGTCACCGGTACGCAACGCCTCCTCCAGCGACTTCATCATGGCCTTGGCCTTCTCGGGATCGGCCTCCTTGCTGATCGCCGCCGTGGCCTTGGCCATCTCGGCGGCACGCTTCGGATCGGTCGCCTGAATGTATTTCTGGGCCAGGGCAAAGCTGGACTCCAGGGTGGACATGCCGTTTTGCAGACCGGTCTGCATCGAACCCTTGTAGTCGATACCGACCTTTTTGTACGCGTCGACCGTTTCGCCGGAACCGATTTTTTCCATCCAGTTTTTCAGGTTGTTCGCGGCCTCGTCCGAACCGCCGGCCGTCTTCATCTGTACCTGAAGCATCGCACCCAGCTGCGTCACCGAGTCCATGCCGGTGATGCCCAGTTTGCCCATGCCGGCCAGCAGCTCGGGAAACCACTTGGCCATGTCGACCGCTTCGAAACTGCCCGCCTGACCTTGGTAGGCGATGGCTTCCAGCGCTTGTTGCATCACCTTGGGGTCAGTGATCTTGGCGTTCTGCCCCAGGGCGTTGATCATCTTCGCCGTTTCGGTGCCTTCCGATCCCTGGCCCACGGCGAACTTCGCCGCCGTCGGGGCGTACGCCAACGCTTTGTCCAGCTCCATGCCGGCGCCGACCAGGGCGTTGACCACCTCGGCCACCTGATTGCGTGCCATGCCGGTATCGCGCGACGTGTCGATCACGGTCTTGGACAACTGCGCCTCTTCCGGGGAATTGGCAATGTTGGCCTTGATCGCGATGTCGCGGATGATCGCGCCGTAGTCGGCACTCACCTTGGTCGGGATGGCTGCGGCGGCGGTCAGCGCGCCGGCCTGACCGAGGGTACTTTTCAGACCGGACCGGCCTTCCTCGATCTGTCGATGCCCGAGTGCTTTGAGTTCGGCGCCGGCGGCCACGCGGCCCATGGTCGCGTAAGCCTTGCTCAACCGCCCCACCTCGACGCCCTGCTTTTTCAGCAGCGCGAGGTTCTTTTCATATTTGGCCAGCAGCTTGTCCGCGCCTTCGGCGCCGGTCGTGTGCGCCTTGCGCCATTCATCGCGCAGACGCATGGTGTCGCCGATGGTGTTCTGCAGGACTCGGGCTTTGCTGCCCACCGAATCCAGATGTTTGATCTTGCTTTCGACGTCCTTGAACGCTTTGCCTACCGTCGGATCGACGGCGCCGCCAATGACAAAGCCAAGCGCGAGGTTCTTCGCCATGAGCGTGCCTTATGCGTCGGAAAGTGTTGAGCGGTGGCTCAGTCAGAGAGCCACCACACCAGTTCATTGAAGGGCATGGTCGTGATCTCAGCCGCTGAGAACCCGGTCTCCCTGGCCATGCGTTTGGCCAGCATCTTCAACGTGGAACCGTCGCATTTACTCGTCCGAGACCAGGCGAAAATAACCCGCCTGCAGGCGCAGGTAGTCGACCATCTTCAGGCCCATCAGATCCGCCTCGGGGGTCTGGGTCAGCGAAGCGAACAGTGACATTTCACGTTGCTCGGCGTCACCGTTGGAGGACGCTTGTGCCGCCCGCACATCCCGCACGCACGGCGCGCGCATCATCAGGGTGTCGACCGTCACACCGCACAACTCGGTCGGGTATTTGAGGCTGATGCGAAAACCGTCGTCGGACAGTTGCAGCCATTTAGGCAGGGGCGACTCAGTGGACGATTGCATGTCTTGCTTCATGGTCTGTAATCCTTAAAGGCCCAGGGCCGAACGTTCGTCTGCGAGCTGGTCGACGCCGTCGATCACCAGCACCATGCCGACCATGTCGATCTCGTAAATCAACCGGCCGCCGACTTCGAGCTTGTAGTAGGTCAGTGCCATGTTGTGTTTGGTCTCGGCTTTTTCGCCGGCCTTCCAGTCGCCCATGTCGACCTCCTTCAGGCCACCACGCATGGTGACAATCACCGAGGTGACCTTGCCCTGGAGGCCCTTGAATGAACCGCGAAAAACCGCGTTGCAGGCGGTGCGGTCGGACAACCCGAACCACTTCAAGGCCTCACGACGCACCCCGTTGGTGGTGAAGCCGGATTCGAGCTTTTCGACACCGACCGGGATCTCGATCTCGCCGGCCATCCCGCCGCCCCGGTAGGTTTCGGTTTTCAGCACGACCTTGGGCAGGGTCAGGCTTGGCACCTCGCCGGCAAAACTCACGCCGTCGATAAACGCTGTGCAATTGGACAAAACTTCAGGTTTCATCAGGAGGCCTCCTTAGGCCGATTCGAGGACTTCGGTCATCCATTGGTTGGTGACTTCGAAGAGGAAATTCGGGTTTTCGGCCGGCGGCACGTCGGTGAAGCGGATCCGCCAGAACACCTTGCCCTGCTCGATCTGGGTAGCCGTGTTCAGTTCCTCATCGGCGAACACTTCGAAGTTGATCACCGCGCCCTGATTCTTCAGGTCGCGCATGAACGCTTCCAGGCCGTCGGTGACGTCCTTGACGTAGGTCTTGGTGATCGAGCGGTCGACCGCCCACTTGTGGCCGGCCTGCACCGCGTCCATGAGGATGAACAGCGTGCGTACGCGGGTGACGAAGGCCCATTTCGGATCACTCGACAACGTGCGGTTGCCCCACAGGCGGTAGCCGTCGTCGCGAATGATCGTGGTGATATTGGCGTTGTTGAGCAGGTTGGCTCGACACGTCTCGTCACCGTCCAAGTACTCGACCGCGCGCGTGGTGCCGGTGATGCCGGTGAATTCCTTGTTCGACGGCGAGGCCCAGAAACCGTAGGTGGCATCGGTCCAGGCGAACAGGCCGGCGGTCCATGCCGATCCCGGCGCATCAACGGTCTTGCTGGTATCGGTGTCCCAGAACTGCACGCCAGGGTCGACCATGAACAGGTTGCGACTGCCGAAGTTGTCGGCGTAGGCCATGGCGGCTTCATCGGTGGTGCACGGCCCGTCGATGATGGCGATGGCCCGCAGCTTTTGCGCCAGACCGTCCATTGCTGTGGCTATCGCCTGGGTGGCCGAATGACCTGGTGCGATCAGCAATCGCGGCTGGGCGTTGAACAGGCTCTTGCCATCGAGCAGTGCCTGCAGACCGGTACGCTGACCTGACACCAAAACGCCACCGATGATCGCCGAGGTTTGCAGCGCCGGGTCGTCCATCTTCGGCACACCGATGGCGACGATCACCGCCTTGGCCTTGGTGTAGATCGCCTGGCAGGCCTTGGTGATCGCAGCCCCCGCGCCGAAGGCGGCGATGGCCTCGCGCTCGGTGGTGATCAGTTTGAGCTCACCGGCCTTGGCGGTGCCGCCGCCGACCAGTCCGGGGGTGAAGGTGTCGCACAGGCCGATGATCGACGAGGACGGCAACGAGATAGTGCGCGCGCCGGTATCGACCGAGGTGGTCGTGACGCCGTGAAAGAAACTCATAGAGGTCAATCTCCGGAAACGAAAAAGCCCCGCATAAGCGAGGCTGTGAAGGTGTTGGTGTTATGCGTGACAGAAAAGAAAACGCCCCGTCAGTGCGGGGCGTTTATTGGGCTTGGCCGGCCACCCAATCAGGTACCACTGGGCGATGCGCCTTATCAGGGAATTCGGCGCTGGCCGGCCAATCCCGCAAGAGCTGGATGTAATCCAGAAGCTCGCCGAACTGATCAGCCGATAATGTCGTCTCGCGCACCCTGTCCACTTCATCACGGTGTCGTTCACGCAGCCACAGTACCCGCTCAATCTCGGCGTCACGCCAACAGCGTTCCGCCTCGGCCAGCTCGTCGGTGGATGGATCGATCAGAATCGGCAGTCCCGATTCATCATGACCGCGCACCTTTCCCGGCGCCGGATTCCCCATCACCGAAAGTATCCGATCCAAATCGATCTGCACTGCATCGGCAGGCATGCTTTCGTGCAGGCCCTCCAGATACGTACAGCCCGTTGACTGACTGTAAAAACTCTTCATGAATCCCCCTTAACGCCCGATACCAATGGCGCCGAAACTGAATGGCAGGATTGAGGAAAAGGCGGCGAATTTCGTCAGTTGCTTGTCACCCAACGAAATGCTGCCGGGCGAAGACCCGTTAGCCCCAGTCACCCAAACGCCGTAACAGGCATTTGGAAAACCAAGCACCCAAGTCGAATATGCTCCCTGCGTTCCCAGATTGGTCGTCCCGATCCACTGAAGGATCAATCCGCCCAGCCAGGAAGGAAAAACGATGTAGCCGTTATTCGCAAAGACCGCCGAGAATCCCCAGCGGAGTTTTTTCGGCGTGACGATAGTGGCGTCATCAGCGCCGGCATCGGTCAGTGCCTGCGTGGCGATCTTGGCCGTACCGAGCTTGACCTCCGTGGCTTGCGTCGCCAGCGCTGCCAGCGCCTGAATGTCGATGTTTCCCTGATTGATCGGCGCGTTCCACGCCTTGATGCACCACATCACTGCCAAGTTTCGCGGACGGACAACACCGGTCTGCACCGCCGTCTGACTCGCTGTCGACTGTGTTTGGTAGAACACGCCGCTCCCCAGCTCGTCGAACTCGGTGTTGTTCCAGAGGTTGCCCGAACTTGGGGTACCGCTATTACTCGCCACTGCACGCAGGCTGGAACCCAGCTGCTTGCTACCAATCGCCCGGCCAGCATCGACACCACGCCCATGATCCCAACCGCGAAGGAACTCGGCACGCGATTCCGGCAAGCGGAAATTACCGGCGCCCTCATCACCCTTGTTGTAGAGCGTGCCGAGGAACGCCGCCAGATCGGGATAGACTGCGATGCTCTTGACCGAGCCGTCCAGCTCAAGAAACCCGGGCGGGATTTTGTCTACGGGAATCGGCGCCATGACGCCGACCGGCAACGCCGAGGCAGCGGCAATCATCGCCTCGATCTGCGTCTTGGTGTAGGTGTCCGTAATGCCCATGCCTGCCAGTGTGTTCGGATTATCACCCTCCACCACCAGGCCACGATCATTGACCTTGACCCGCGTGAATTGGCCCGGCGTCTTGTTCTTCGGCAGCACCTCCAGAATCGCCGCTTCGACGAAGGCCCGCGTGGCCAGCACCACCGCCGGATCGATCTTGAGCTGGATGTTGCCGGTGCTGGTGACGATGAAGTTCATGCGCACGATCTGGGTGCGGCCCGAGCCTTGCGAGAGCAACGGCTTGAAGCTCGGCGCACAGTTGGCCACGGCCACCAGATCGCCATCCGCGTCGTACAGGCCGATCTCGCGGATCCAGCGCCCACCCTCATCGGCCGGAATAATCTGCTCGGCGATCATCACTGCTGGGTTAACCGGGTCGACGAACAGCCGGTTCAACGGCTTGCGCCGCCATTCGTTAATCAGCTTGGTCTGGCCCTCGGCGGGGATGACCGGGTCAATGTTGTTGGCGTCCCCGACGCCCATTTCGGTGATCTTCCAGGGAATGCCGAGCGCATCGGCGTTCGCCTGTTTGGCCTTTCCTACAGTCGTGAGAATGGCGAAAAACTGAGTATTCGCATCAGTCATTGATAAATGTCCAGGGTGTCGATGGTGTGTTCGCGTCCGATCACGCCGAAGCTGCCGGTGACTTCGATGTCTCGCATCACGGGTGGGTAGACGTCGATTTCGTCGCCTTCGTAGAGAGCCGCTTCAATGTTCAGATCGCCTTGCGTTTCAAGACTGATGGCCAAGCCGGTGAGTTGCCGGCTGACCGGTTTGGCGTCATCGATCAGGCGTTCGAGCTCGAGGTACATCTCCTCGGTGATGCCGGTGTCGAGAACGCCGACCTTCAGGGCGAAGGTGCCTGGCACGCCTTCGGGTACGGTGTGCCACCACTCCAGCACCTCGATCAGGTAACCCAGCGGCTCGACCACCCGGCGCAACGCGCCGATGGTGCCCTTGTGCTTGTGGATGTAGAACGAGGCCTTGATCGCGGCGCGCTTGACCGGCTCCGGCCATGCCGGGTCCCAGCGGTCGACCGACCAGGCCCAGGCCAGATGTGGCAGCAGATGCACCGGACAGGTGTCGGGGTTGTAGAGCGTGCGCAGCGGAATCAACGTGGTCTCGGCGAAGGTCGCTTCGATACTCCGTTCCAGGGGCGTGCTGTTGAGCGGTAAGAGACTGCGCATTCAACCTCCCAGCACGACGGTATAACCCGTGCAGTACGCGGCCTGAGCCCTGGTGGGTTTCAGATCCTGCCAATCCTTGAGCTCGACCCGGCCGACACCGGCGACATGTAACTGGGCATCGACACCCGACCGGGCCACCTCGACGCCCAGCCGGCGCCGTGGATTGATCCAGGCTTCCAGTCGACGGGTCGCCTCCGTAAGCGCCGCGTCATTCTCCGGGCCGGCACCTTTCATGTGCAGCACGGCGTCGACGCGATACCGCAGGATCTCGGCGCCGCGCACGGAGACGCGGTCGCCAACCGGCCGCACGTCATCGTCATTCACAGCCGCAGCGACAAGGGCCAGCAACTCCGGCCCAGCCGTGCCGTCGCCTTCCAGTCCCAGCACCGTGACGTCGACGCAAGCCGGCTCCGGGCTTTCCGCCGTGGCGTCAGCGACCAGCGCCGAGGCGTTGCGGGCATGCAGGATGTAGCTGTTGCGCGGGCCGGCTGTGGTCAGACCTTCGTAAGCCAGCTGCACCCGTTCACGCAGCGCATCGTGGGACTCCATCACCGCCTCCGCCGGCGGCACAGCCAACGGATCCGCCGCTTGAATCACCAGGCGCTTGAGGTTGACGTTGGCGGCCAGATGATCCAGATCAGCGCCGGTGGCATAGGCCAACAACTGGGCCTTGGCCGCGTCGTTGACCCGCGCTCGGTTGCCGAGCTTGATGTAGCTGCCGACCTCCAGCAGCTTGGTCACCGGGTCGCTTTCGAGCGAAGCTGTCCAGTTCTGCCCCATGTGCCCACGGAACACGCCCAGCGCTTCGCTGTAGGTGTCCTCAAAGTCCAGCGGCTCCAGCACGTCCGGCGCCGGCAGCTCCGATAGATCTACCAGGGTACTCATACCCACACCTCCAACGTGCCGCGTTCACCGAGGTACTCGCCGCTGATCTTGAAATTGATTTGACCGCCCAGGACGGAGACCACTACAACGCGCTCAAGCTTGAGCCGTGGTTCCCATTGGTTGAGCGCGCGGACGGCCTCTGCCTGCGCCGCACTTTTCCAGCCTTCGTTGATGGGCAGGTCGACCATGCGCCGCAACTTGCTGCCGTACTCCGGACGTTCGCGGCGGCTCAGCAGCGGTGTGCCGAGGATGTCGGCAACCGACTGACGTAAATGCTCGATACCGGAGATGGGCTGCCCGGTGTGGCGATCCATTCCGATCATCGGGATTACTCCTTGAGGGGTTCAAACTCGGCGTGGTTCTTAAGGCAGGTCAACGCCACTTCATCAGAGATATCGACCGAGACCTTGTTCTTCGCTACGGCCAACGAGCGACCGTCCGGAAGGATGACCGTGCGTGAGGTGTAGAGGGTGTCGCGGAACGTCGTGACCCGAGCAGGCGCGTCACCAGGGAAACCCTGAGTCAGTGGCACCAACCCAGGCACTGACAGCGCCTCATGCTGGTCCGGCACTTCTGCATCATTTTTTGGTTTGCTCATGAATTATCCAGCCATGAAAAAGCCCGCACTCGGCGGGCATGAAAAAGTTGAACAGGTCACTAATACAGTTACCCGATCCATCCAGCATCGCTACTCACCGCTGCCGCGCTTGGGATAACCCACCTGAACCAGGATCTGCTCTGATAACGAAGCAATCAGAGATTTCATCCGACGAATATCGCGAGGACAAAGCCAGGCGGAATGAGCAGCCCTGGTGACGGCCATGCCATCAACCAAAACTGAACGTGCGATCTTCTTGGAGCAGTACGGTTTTTTTGAGAACGGGTTTTTGCCAATCAGTAGGAACTTGTCCGGACAGAGATCCCAGGAAAGCTCAAAGTCGACCGAAGTCATACGCTTCGCCAATCTTGTTACCCCTTAGTGTGAGTGATGATTACTGTTACCGGCGGTGTCCAGGATCGCGCCGTCGCTGGTGATGTTCTGCGTGGCGTGCAACGCGCCGTCGATATTGACCGGGCCTTTGATGTTGACCGTCGCTTCGAGATCGATCGTTCCCGCCCTCACGGTGACGGCGTTGTCCGTCACCTCAGCCAGGGTCGTCCCAACCTTGATGCTGACCGTGCCGGTGGGCAGGGTGATGCTGTAAATGCTGTCCTGCCAGTCGTAGACCAAGCGCCCGCCATCCTCGAAATGCCAGACTTCGACATGGTCGCGGTTGTCCGGCGGTGGGCCGCCGTTGCCGTACAGGCCGGGAATGAACGTACCTTGCGCCACGTCGCCGCTGGCACTGATCAGGGTGCCCTGCTCGTTCAGGCTGGGCGCTCGCCAATGACGCACCTTGCCAGCCGCGATGCTGTGCCAGCGCACCCAGCCGCTGACCCATTCACCGTCCGACACGCGGCAGGCCGGTGGTGATGAGGTAAGGTCGACTGCGACCACGTAACAGTCCTTGACCAAGCCGGCGAGCATGCGGTCATGCTGCGCCGCGACGTAACTGGCACTCATGGCACGTCCTCCGGACGGAACGGACCATCGCCCGGTTCGATGTTCAGCATCAGGGTGCCCGGTGGCTGATCCGGCCAGGGCCATTCGACGTCACCGAGGTAGATCTGCTGCGTCCACTCCACGACCCAGACGGTGTAGCCGTCCAACTCGGGCTTGGTCCAATCCGGCATGGCCTGCACGAACTCGGCCGGTTCTACCGCCACCCCCCAGCTCTGCATGCGCAGTAGCGCGGCGAGGTGGCCGGCCAGAAACACCGCCTGCTGATGGTGATCCGACTGAATGGGATCGGTGATCACCCGCGCCTCGAACTTACAGGCCAAACCGGTCTCACCAGTTGCCGGGTCAAGGCCTGGTTCCATCTCGGCCAGTTCTATCAGCACCGCCGGCAGCGGTAGACGATCCAAATCATTCGGCCACATGGCCACGGCCTGCAGACCCGGGAAGTGATCCTGAATGCGCCGCTCAATAGCTTGATATAACTGCTCAAGACTGAATGGCTCGTCGACTTGATCCGTCATGTCATTTCCCCTTCAGATGCTTCTGCAGTTCAAAGTTGAGTTCCTGCTGCAGCACGTGCACCAGATGTTCATCGGCCTTGCGGATCCAGCTTTCGAAGTGTGGCCGCGCTTGCTCCAGAGAGACCTTGGCTTTCGCCAACGGAAAGCGGCTGCCGTGTTCGGCGATCCAGCCCGAACTGACTCCGCCCGCCCCGCTGACATCGCTGTCGGGGTAGTCACTGGCGTCGAAATGCTTGCTGGCTGTGCGGATCCAGACGTCCGCGCTGTTGCCGTAGACCTTCTTGAAGAACGCACCCTGAAAGCGTCGACCGGCCACCGATACACCGGACCGACTCTGCCGAGGACGACCGATGCGACTGGCTTCCATGGCGTTGAGGCCAAACCAGAGTTTGCCGCTGTTGGCTCCCCCGCTGACCGGGTAGGCCCGCAGGCGCTGCCGCACTGCTGCCACGGCGATACGTTCCTGACGGCCGACAGCGCGGGCGATGTGTGTGGCGAGCCAACGCAGGGTTTTGTTGATGGCTCGGCGCTGGGCAGCGGCGGCGGCTTTGGGCACCAGGGCGGCGAAATCCTGAAAGGCTTTCAGGTCTGCCGCCGAAGTTTGCAGGGAGATCATCCCGCCACCGGCCGAGGGCTTGAAGTAGCTGCCGACACTCATGGTCGTTTCCTCAGGATCAAGGCGACAAGGCCGTCACCGCCCGGCTCCAGCTGCAGCAGGTCGTAGTCGCCGCCGCCGTCCAGCACCGGCAGATCCACACTGACCAATAGTCCTTTTTTCAAGCCGTGCGAATCACGGACGCGGATCTCGAACTTCGGCTCGCGCAACGCCGTTTTGACGCTGCCCATCTTGGGTTGCATCCACGGTGCCGCGAACATGCCGAGCATCGGTTCGTCGTAGCCCTCGATCCGGGCCGTGTCGCCGAGGGTTTCGAACACCGTATCGTCGATGTCTTCCAGCAGCTCGCGGAAAGACATGGTCAGAGTTCCAGGAGGATCTGTGCCCGAGGTCGCGTGCACAGGTGCAACGGGTTGGACTGGGCTTCGCCGGCCACACCCTTGTTAAATGGCAGCGGTTCGAGCTTGCTGTAATAAGGCAAACCTTCGGTGTTGACCGTTTCCATGTAGTCGGCCGGTGCGAAGACCGAGATGTACAGATCCGGCACACCTTCGGGAACCAGCAGCGCCTTGTCATCGTGCACGAACAGCACGCCCGCCACTTTGCCGCGATAGCGCTCCCAGACAATGCCGCCGAATTCAAAGCTCTCGCGTGCATCACCGCGAAGAGAGGCTGCCTGCAGAGTGTTGAGATAGGTTTGCTTGACCGACTTGTGACTGACCAGCTTGTTCCAGAAGTTCTTGCCGCAGAAGGCTCGAGAACCCGAGCTAGTCACACTACCCAACGCATCCGCCTGCATGTCCAACGCTTCGCCAGCATTCACTCGCAGGTCAACTTCAGGGTCATTGAGCCCCATGGGCATTTTCTGACGGTTCACGCCAAAGGACTTATAGATGTCCAGCAAAACCGTCTTGCCATCAGCATCGAGGATCTGGCCATTCAGAGCCCCCATCCGCTGAAATTCATGAGTGGCGTCCAACTGGCGCCGCGCTTTGGCAAGGCGCCGGTTAACCACGTCCTGCACAGACTGCAGCTCGGTTCGCGTACCGAAAGCCCGGATGCCTTGGATCTCATCGGCCTTGATGGTGAAGCGCTCCGGCAGGTGCACGGTGTTGAACGGGATCAGATTACGCTTGCTGCCACCGACCACTAGGCCCGAACTGCCGCGCTCACCAGCCGGCACCAGAGCCAGGGTGTCGCCGTCCTTCTCGACCTGCACCGTAAGGTTGGTGGTGCCTTCCTCGCGGAACAGGCCAAGGCTGCTGATTCGGCCCGGCAGGTATTCCTGCTCGTTGATCGCGGCGGTCAGCGAGGGGACGCTGAAAGCGTCGTCTTCAAAAATGGCGATATCGGCCATGGGTGTACTCTCCAGAAACGAAAAATCCCGCTCGCGGCGGGATGCATATAAGGAAGAACCGTCTTAGCGAACGATCAGGAAATGCGCGGCCAGGGCCTTCTCGGCGGCTGGGTCAAGACCGGTCAGGTGGGCCTCGCTGACTTCGGCCAGCCGCACCACGGCGCGACCGCGCCGAACGACATCTGACTCGCCGAGCGGGCCGTAGAGAATGGCAACGGCGTTTTCCGTGCCGTCTTCGGCAGTCGGGCTGTACGGGGCGAATTCGCTGCTCGCAGTCACCAGTCCGAGGATCTGTCCGGGCTCCAGCGCCGGGCCTGCCGCGACGTTGATCGCTTCGCGGGAGATGTTGCCGGCGCCCTCGGACAGCAGGAATTCGCCTGCGTGCATCGGTTCCAGTTTGGAGGTCATGGTCTTGCTCCTTTCGAGGTTGTGGACTGTGCGGCCTGACGGGCTGCCCAGATCGAGGACGGATCGGGTTGTTTGGCTTGAATTTTTGGCGCCGGGTCTTCGTTCTGCGGCAGGCTGTTGTCGATCTCGAAGCCCCCGCCCTTCCCTACGACCTTGTCGAAGAGCCGCGCACGCACGGCGCTGGTATCCAGTCCGGCTTGCACAAACTCCACCGCGAACTCTGGCAACCGGGCGGCCACGCACAGATCGCGTATCGACTTGGCCTGGGTGATCGCGGCGTTCACGGTCGCCTCATCAACCAACTTGGTGGTGGCCAGCAGTGGCTCGATCAAGTTGCTCATCCCGCCTTGGTTACAGGACTTGCTGATCAGCAGAGCCAGCGCCGCCGCATCCGCACCAGGTGCCGGTGGTTCAGGATCGTCGATCACCGATTCGGTCGGTTTCGTGGGTTCATTCAGCAGATCCAGCAATGCCTGGGGCGTGTGCTGGTATTTCTGCATCACCGTGCCCTGCCCCAGACACGCCTTGATCTGCACACCGTCGCCAACTTCGTCAGCCAGGCCGAGAGCCACCGCTTCGCGGGCTGTGAGCCACGTCTCGGCATTGACCAGGCGTCGCAACTCGACCTCGTCGATGTTTGGCGCCTTTGCCTTGTAGGCCGTGATGATGAGCTCCAGCGCTTGATCCAGCGCGGTCGCGACCTTGCGCATATCCTCGGCATCACCCGAGGCGTACGTCCACGGGTTGTGGATCATCAGCGCGGCGTTTTCCGCCACCACCACCCGGTGGGCACCGCAGACCGCGACGCTTGCCGCGCTCGCCGCGAGGGCATCGACGCGGCCGGTGCAGCGCTCGCCCAATCGCGACAGGGCGTTATGAATGGCCAGACCGTCGAACAGGTCGCCGCCGATGCTGTTGAACGCAACGACAATCGGTGAAGTACCGTCATCCAGCGCAGCCAGATCGCGCACGAACTGATTGGCAGTAATACCCCAGGTGCCGATCTCACCGTAGACGTACACCTCGATAGTGCGTTGCTCGGCTTCACCGCTGGCCCGGAGGCTGTACCAGTGTTTGTCTTGCACGGGCAGTTGCCCGTCCAGTTTGTTGAAGATCCGTAGAGGGAACGGCGGTTTCATGGTTTCTCCTGGTCGTCAGGGTGGATTTCGACCTCGACGAGCGTTCGGTAATTGAGTTTTAAGTCGCGGGCACGTTGAGCGTCAGCGGCGTTTTCCGCGTCAACCGTTTCGGCGTCGTAACCGGTGCGCAGGCACATCTCACTGCGTGAACCGAACCCGGCGTTGACCTCCAGCATTCGCGCCTGCACGTCCTGCACCGGCTGGATGTAGGCCCAGCCTTGCGGCACCCAGCGCGTGCGCAGAAATTCACGACGACGCTTGGCGTAGTCCGGCAGCTCGATCACACCGGCCAGCACCGCCATGTCCAACCAGGCGGCACGTACCGGCCGGCAGAGCTGGTGGATGTAGACGTTGAATTGCAGCTGTTCGAGGCGGCGCCGGAACTCGTTGAGCACCACACGCAGCGCGCGGTCGTTGATGCCTTTCATGTCACCGGTGAGGATCTCGTAAGGCGTGTCGGTGCCGGCTGCTGCGGCCATCAGTTGCTGACGCATGAAGTCCGGGTAGTTGTTGCCGGCGTCCGGCGGCTTGGAGAATTCAACCTCCTCACCGGCGCCCAGCTCCTGCATGGTGCCGGGTTCCAGCGCCACCATCGGTGTAAAGCCATCACGGTCGGTGGTGATCAGTTGGCCAGTGACCGGATCGCGAGGTACCTGGCCCATGTCCGGCGACGGGCGCTTGATGAAGCCGGCGAACAGGTTGGACACCTCCTGCCGGAACAGCACCGCGTCGTCGTAGTTGTCCAGGCTGCGCAAGCGCTTGAGGACCGGCGACATGCGTGGCACGCCGCGCAATTGACCCGGTTCCAGCGGCTCGAAGATATGCAGCACCTGGCTGGCCGGGACGCGCACCAGTTGGTTGTATCCGCTGTTGAGCGACGACGCGTCGCGTGGGTGCGAGCGGTACATCCAGTACGCCACGCGTTTACCGGCCGGGTTGAACTCGATCCCGGCGCGAATGATGTTGCCATCGCGGGTGGTCTCGAATTTGTCGTGCGGCACAAACTCCGGTGCCAGAGTTTGCAACTGCAGTGGCACGACTATGCCTTCTTCAAGACCACGCGGACGCAACCGAACAAAGCACTCGCCGGCCGTTTCGACGGTGCGAGCCACCAGCGCCTGCTGCCCATAAAAGTCGCAGAGGCCATCGGCATCCGACTCATCGGCCCAGTCTTCCCAGAGCTCCTGCAACAGGTTGCGCAGCTCTTCGTCCTTCACCTTCGGGCGCGGCGTGATACCGGTGCCGATGAGATTGCTGACGCGCTTGTTGATCGCGTTGGCCGCATACGGATCATTGCGCACCGCAGCCCGCGAGCGGGCGCGCAGATTACGTAGCGCCGGGGTGTTGATGCTGTTGATGCCGTTATCGGAGGCATCCCAACTGGCCGAACGACGGCCCTCTCCGGCGCCTTCGTAGCTGGCCTTGATGTTCGATGGCAGCAAAAATCCGCTACGAGACAGTGCCGGAAATTGTCGAGACATCAGACTCCCTTACCTCCGTGACTGAGCCGCACGACCCGCGAACGCGGAGCGGCAGCGCTGATTAACGAACTGCGGATTTCTTCACGAGCGCGGAGCAGTTCATCGACATCGCGGTACTCAACCGTTCGGTCGCTGTAGCGCACCGTTTTTTCGCCACGCGCAATGGCACGCTCGATAACTTCGAGGTGTTTCTGGGTAAAGGGCATATCAGCGTCTCTTCAGATAACCGCTGGTTGAACTGCGGCGTTGAGGTGGTGCAGCTGGTGGTCGCGCTGGAGCGACTGGTGCAGCAGGTGGTGGTGCGGCTTGAGCTTGTCGCACAGCCGTAGGTTCAGGTGTTTCGCCTTCATCAACGCGCTCACCCTGAACCGGCTTGATGCCCAAGACATCGTCGAACAGACCGGACTGAGCCAGCGCTTGGCGCACCTGATCCCAGTCGTGTTCCTGGTAGCGATTGATGCCGAGGTAGTGCGCCATCGCGAGGCAGTACACCATCAGATCGAGCGCCTCGTTGCGCTCGGCCTTGCCTTTGACCCATTCGATACGCTTGTGGCCGCGCACGTAGCGCACGACCTTGCGCTCGGCGACGCACTGAGCGAAGAACTCGTCCGGCAAGTCATTGGCAAAGTGCAGCGAACCCGGTCCGTCCGGAAACGGATAGCGGTTGTAGATCCAATCCTTTGCCGTGTCGGTGCCGACAAACCACAGCTCGGCGCCATTGCGTTCGGTCTGGCCTTTCCAAGTCACATCAACCAAGGACGGGCGTTGTGCGATGACCGGCCTACCCGGCTTGCTCGCGCCCTTGATGGCGAAGACGTTGCGCCAACGACGCACGCGGCAGAATTGGTAGACCTCATCGGTGTGGTGACCGCCGGAGTCGACGCCAACGGCAAGGATGCCCAAGCCGACTCCGCAAGGATGCCGATAGCGAGCCTTGAGTTTTTCGTCCAGTACAGCCCAGGTTCGCTCATCGGCCGGGTCACCCCAGATGACCTGGTGATCGACCACCCAGCGCTCCATGCCGACGCCAAAACCCATCACCATCATTTCCAGGCGGTTGGCCTGTACGTCGACGGCGCCGGTGAGCATCAGCACACCGGCGGGCATTGTGCCTAGGGTGTAGGTCTCCAGTCGTGCCCGAGCGATCAGCACTTCAGACTTGGTTTGTTCGAGTGCGCTATCCCAAACCTTGGCAAGGCGAGTGTTGTAAAACACCTGCATCAAGCTGGTGTCGCCTTGGGCCTGGGCTTTTTTCGCGTCTTCAAACTCGATGGCAAGCGAGGTCCAGTCCATCCAGCCTGTCGGCGAGTACAAGGCGCTGAGATGAAATCCCACCGTCTTGCCGTCGCCGCTGGCATGCGCACGCCACTCACCACGGGCGAGCATGTCGCTCTTATAGTGCTCCTCGATGAGCACGTCACAGTCCATCCCGGACGCTGCGCACTTGTAATGCACGACGCTGAAATCGGCGGAATAGAGCAGGTTTTCCCACTCCAGCACCTGCATGTGCCCACAGTGCGGACAAGGCACATAGTAGTGGCGCTGGTCACTGGACTCGAACAGATCAGCGATCCGCGAGGCGCCTTTGATTGTCGGTGAACTGGAAAAATAGATCTTGGCGTTGCGGCCGAAGTTGGTCGCCCGCGTCTCTGCCAGCTTGATGGGATCACCCTCCTGGCCGACGTCGTTCTCCCAACGGTCAACTTCGTCGCCGTAAATGTAGCGTGCTGACAGCTCCGACAGGTTGGCCGCTGAACCGGCGGTGGTGACGTACAGCGAGCCACCCTCGAATTCCTTGGTGTCCATCGTGTTGCGTGCGTCCCGCGAGCGAGTGGCCGCGACCCGCTCGCGCAACACAGGGGTTGCTTGGATGGTCTTGCTAATCCGCCCCGATACCCGCTTGGACAAGCCGAGGCTGGGTAGCAGGGCCAGGATGTTCGAAGGCGCCATGTGGATCAGGCCGCCCATCCAGTTCAGGGCGATCTGGGTTTTCATCAACTGCGAGGCCACCATGGTGACCACGCGCCTGCAGGGATGAGCCGGCGACAGGCAACGCATTGGCTCGCGGGCATAAGGTGTCCGTGAAGTGCGGTACTGGCCGGGCTCGGGGGCGCCGGTGTCTCGCGGGATCCGCATGTACTCGTCGGCCCATTCGTCGATCCAGAGATCGGGGTCGGGGCGCAGGCCACGAAAGTAGTTCTCACGGTACACCTGTGCACCGTCAGAAAACTCCGTGTGCGTAGGTTCAGCTCGCTGTTAAGGCATGTTCAAGATCCGCTGAAGAGAGGCGCTCGGCTTCTTCCAGCGTTCGACGGATTGTCGCGGTGAGGTGTTTTTCGATCTGCCAGGGATCCGTCATTGCAGCCAGGTCGTAGGACAGCTGAGGCAGCGGTCCGAACAACTGATCGCGCAACAAGCGACCGGCATCGTAAGCACCGGTCTCGACGGCCTCCCTCGACACCAGCGAACCCTGCGCTTTGCCCAGCTCGATCTCAGCCAGCTTGGCCATGTTGTGCTCACGCAGTGCGCGGGACTTCTGGTAATCGGGGTGTTTGCCGTCGCTCGGCATTAGCTGCGGCGGCGCAGCCGTGTAAGTCGGCTCCGTCAGGGGCGACAGTTGGCTGTAAACGTCACGCTGGATCCGATCTTGTTGGTGACGATCGGCGACGGCGGCCTTGCTGGGGTCGCTGGTTCTATCGAGCAGCGCCTCAGTGGCTTCCAAGTCGATCTTGCCATTTGCGGTGAGCACCAGCCGATCCTGACTAGCCAATTTGGAAACATAGGATTTGGCCCAGCCGCGCCGGGCCGCAAACTCCGTTTTGCTGATGATTGTCATGGTTAATTCTCCAGTTCACCGGCGAGTTCACCGCCAGTTCACCTGTTCACCTCAGTTCACTAAGCTGGTGAACCGTCCGCTAACACAGTCCCGCGGGTTTCCGACCCCGTACCCCCCGAAATTCGCCAGGGTCCCCGGCGGTTTTCGCGCCCCAGATCGGTGCGTCACCCCTGCTCGCCCCCGGCTGGCGGGACTTCGCAGACGCCCAGCCGCTTGGCAGCCCAGCGTTCGTACAACCCGATGGCCACATCGGCACCGGCCATTGCCGTCAGGCAACCCAAGGCGCCCGCTGTCCAGATCGTCATGCCGGCTGCGATCATCAGCATCATCGCCGACACCCCGCAGACAATGCAGGCCCCGGACCGAAGCGCGAGGCGGCGCAACAACGCCCAGCCCCGCGCCCCATCCTTGTCGGCCCGCCACATCTCCCCCGATACGCCGCCGACCAGGGCCAGGACGATCACTAACCAGATCGGCATCTCTGCCAGCGCTTGTTGCTCGTTTGTCATCGCCAACCCCTAAACGCAAAAACCCGGCGCAATGGCCGGGTTT